CGTCCCAGTCCTCAGCATCCCTCCACTTAGCCAGTTGCTTCTGGTCAGGTGGGGCTGGGAGGTCGTCGATATCCACCCAGCCCATTTCCGCAGCTAGTGTGGTCTTCCCACCACCTGCTGGGATGCAGAACGCGGTGGGGGAAGACGCTCCTGGAATCTTTTGCCTGTATGTACGCCCGAGTATGTGTTTGAAGAGGTCTTCGATGACCGCAAGGTCAGCGCCTCTGCGGACTAGTTCTACAGCGTGGTCGGCTGCAGCTGTAGCAAGGCTGTTGAAGTCGAGCGCGCTCTGCTTATACCAATTTCCCATTGTCAGCGTGGCTGTGGCAGCTGCAAGGGGTTTTGCTAACCGTCCACGCTCATTCTGCCACTGTAGGAATTCATGTCGCTGCTTACCAACCATCTGTTTGCTTGGGTTAAAGTGCCATCCACCCTGAACATGTAGCATATAATAGACTACTAGGTCTTTGAAGCTGTGGTGAAGAGCATCTTCATCATCACCACAGTAGAACTTCCGGATTGGGGGTCGGCAGCCTAATGCAAGCATTTGCCGTTCAACAGTGCGTGCGTAGGCAGCGTGGAGCATGGTGTTGTCGCGTGCTGTGTTCCTATGCCCGCTCCAGAGCCCTGACCAAGAGCGCTCTGCGGTTGAACCTGGGTGGATCACGAACCCTCGGTGCCTAAGTCTAGCAAGGTGGAGGGCGAGAATGACCTTCTGAAGATCACCTCCACGCCCACTCTTTTTTGCTTCAAGGAACGCTTGTGCTAGTGCTAGATCGACGAGGGCCAGTTCGTTGTTGCTGTGTTCCTTGTTGAAATTGTGGTAATCGAGGGAAAGCCACATGCGTTCGCCATGTAAGCGTGCCTCATTGTCGGCTTCAAGCCAGTCCTGTACATCCTCTGGCCGCTGGAGAGGCTTCATACCCTGCTGGGTCATAGCCTTCTCAACGCCAGCGCTGACATAGGACGCTGCCCAGGCAGTCACGTCGCGCTGCGCGTAGAGAGCACGCTGCTTCTTCCCAGGCTCATGTTTGGTACTGCAGCGGGCTACATCATACCGCTGGGCTAGTAACTGCCCAGCTATGTAGCTCTTGCTGAGTGCCTGCCACACCCCTTTCTTGTTGGGGCGGTCGTTGCTAGAGATCCTCCTGTCTGCTGCTTTACTCTCGTCAAGTGCATGTCGCTCGGAACTGCTTCCTCCTGGGAGTGAGATGGCTCTCTGGCTCCAGAAGTCTTGAAGAGACTGGTTCAGTATGTGCTGCGGGAGTGCCCACACAATGGAACGGGCGCTCTCTAACAGAGCAATATGGATGGCCTGCAGATATTTCCTCCGCGAGCCCTTGAGGGTTCGCCAGCTGTAGGATGGGAGGGCTGCCTTGCGCTCTGCATCCCAGTCGGCCTCCGCAAGGTCCCTCCCAAGGAGGTTTCTAAACTTCGCGAGCAGCGGGCCGATGGGCTCCCCAGCAGGCTCTCCTACCACCTTGCCAACCTGGCGCAGTTCTTCCAGCCATGGCGCGCAGGCAGTGCGCAGCTCTGCTATTGGCCAGCAGTGCCAGCGCCAGCGGAGGATTTGGTCACGATGCATAGGTTTTAGCAGCAGTAGGAAAGTTCCTAATGCTGCTACAGCCACTTCCTGCTGCCCCTTCTGTGCTACGAGGAGCTGGTGGACCCAGGGCTGCTCTGCATAAGCTTTGAGTGTTGCAACCCCAACCCGCACCTGGGACGCAGGTCCTGCAGGGGGGGGTTCATACCATTCATGGAGTGCATTGGGGAGCGGGTCGAGTTTGGGTGTTTCTCCGTCCCAGAGCAAAGGCTCTAGGGGTGGTCTCTCACCACCTGGTAGGAGCTGCGGGAACAGGGCAGCGGCAACTCCCGCGCTGCAGTCTCGGCAGCCTGAGGCTACTGCCCTGATGAGTGATGCAATCGCCACACTGGTGGCTCCTGATCGTCCGCAGGTGTTGCAACGCCAGCTTGTGTTGCGGGTAGGGCACTCTCTGGTGCTGTGGTCCCGGTCCCAGTAGGTTCGCTGGTGGCCGGCAAGCTGGCAGGCGCAAAATCCTCCGCAGGAGGCTCCACAGTCTCTGGACCTTGCGCTTCATGCACAAGGAGTTCGAGATCCTTTACCAGCTCACCCTCAGTGATGGGCTGAAGATGGTCTGGGAGTGCCGTTCCCCGTGCAGCATCAAGTGCGGACATGTTCAGCCGTCCAAGGTGGTGCACGAGCTCCCACCACTCATGACTAGCGAAGGCGGTCTTTATGCGCTCCTGGTCAGCTGAAGAGGTGAGCATGTCGGTTGCCTCGTCTATGGAGAGTGCGGGGAGGCCGTGGAGGCCTCTTGCGGTCTCAGCTAGCCAGTTGGCCGTCCCACGGAATCTAGCTGCTTGCCCGACAGTAGAAAGCCTGTCTGCCGCGCGACTGATGAGGAGTGACATCGCATTGAGTGCTTCCTCCCTCCTTTCTGCCTCGACCAGCATCAGCATGGACAGAAGCGGTTCATGGTCATCCACCTCACCGCACATTTGCATGAGTGCCCGGTCGCGATCTGTGGGGTTCTGCTGTAACATGGCTTGGGAGAGGCGGTCCCAGACAGTCCCGGTAACATCCCCAAGTATGTCACGAAGGGGGCCCAGGTGATCTTCCGATGCCGTGTTCAGTGCACGCATGGCCTCAGTGTCCTTGGCGACTTTCGCTCTGGTGAGATCGACTTCGGGGAGTGTGTCTGGCCCGAGCATGGTGGTGGGCTCTTCCTCGGGGCTCTCCAATTGGTAGAGTGAGGTCCATTCAATGTCCCAAGTGGTCGAGTTCCAGTATTTGTGGTAGTTTTGCACATGGTACGCATCCTTGCCGCTGTCGACCTTGATGACGGTCTGAAGTTTCACATTGTCCAATACCTGCTGGAGGCAGAATTGCCCATCCTTCACCCTCCCACGATAGTTGAGCCTGGGGGTGATTGGGACAACTCTGGCGGAGCCCTCTTGGAAGTTTGTGATCCGCACTCCCATCTTTACATTGCTAAATTGCGCTGCCCAATACAG